CGTAGCTTGATCATCATTCATTGTCTTCAGCTCTCGACCTTAGTTGAAGACTGTGGGCTGAGTTGTTGCACGATGTCTAGTTGAGTGATGCTCGTGATCATCCCTAGGTCTTAGTTGAAGACTGTGATCGCTGGGAACGATGCTTGCGACCTTAGTTTGAGTCGACTTACAAGACTCCAGTTGTGCGTCCTGTCTGACGTGCATCAGTAGTAACAGAGTATCTGTGTCCTTTGTGTGTGTCTCTATGGTTCAAGTGATTCAAGAAGGTTAGCCGCATGTGTTTAGTACGTGGCGTTCGCCTGTCCCCTGGAACTCTATTGAGAACCCATTGATTTGATTACGACAGCATACAGTTCCGAACAACTAACTTTAGGACTGTTGCCGGTCGTGATGGGCAAGGAATTAGGCGGATGATTCATGGCCAGATTTGGCCCCCGTGTTTCTTGTAGCTAGTGCACTTTGGCTCGTTCCGGTGTGCGTGTGCCTCGTTGTATTGAGTTGAGCTGGATTGCTCCTCTTGCTTCTAGGCGCGCCTACGTTGGTCGCGACATTCCATAGATGTACTAGTAGGGGGATATCAAACCTCTAACTCTGCAAGACTTTGCGAACCTTGCAGACACTTGAAAGTAGTGACACAAGCTCATATGATTTGCACAGGATGGGACCTGTGCATCTTAAGCCCAACAGGCATTGCCTTCAATCGCACCACCTATGGATCCTAACACCCCTTCGTTTCCTGCTTGTAACAGTAGAGGTCTGATTAACCTCTCTGGACCGGAGATTGGCCTGATCGACGAATGTAAATCCTACTCTACATTCGCAGACCCCCGGTACCTGTACTTGTGTGCCCTGGGCGCTATGTGGCACACTGACTTCAACGCGATGGATGTTGTGGTATTCCGCAACATAAAGTGGTTCCCCTCCACCTACCAAACCGTTGTGACACGCGTTATTGCGCGTGCCATGATCAGTCCCATTACGCGCTCCATCTACTCACGCTTTCCAGATCACGAGACTGGTGTTTCCGTGCTTGTAGGGAGCATAGAGGACATCATTACTCGCAAGAGTCGTGCTGTTTTGACAGACATTGGCTGGGAACCCACTGGCAAGGATATGCGTCGCGTTCGCAAGACCTTGCGAAGGTTCCTTGACAGGAGAGCAAGACCACAAGTCGGCAGTAAGCTTGCTGCCGCGAAGCGGAACATGCGCAACCAACAAGCGCATCAGTCTGCTAGAGAACAGAGAGAGCAGGCTAGAAGGGATGCCGCGGCCGACAAGGCTGAGAGATTGAGACGGCAAGTGCCTAAAGAGGACCGCCAGGCGGCAAAGAGGATGAAGAGAGAGGAGAAGTACCGCGACTCCTTTGAGTTTGACGTTGAGGCTGAGCCGCAGATGGGAGGCATTATTGATGCTCTCACTGTGGCTAAGAATGTTGGCACTACTGCTGCAGGGTTCATCGTGGCTCGTGCAGCAGTGAATGCCCTTGGCGCCATTCGTGACGCCGCTCTGTCCACCAGTGGCCTAGCGCGCACTGCCAGGAGGAGTTCCGTCCTCCTGGGACGTGCCGCCGAGCGCTGGGGGTTTCCCAACGAGGTTTCCCAAGCCTTGGCGGGCCACGTGGTCAGAGCACTTGAGAGTTTGAAGAGCACGCTGG